TACAATCATCTTGGCTACTGGGTGCGGGTGCGCAGAGAGCCACTGCTTTGTGAACGATGGCACCCCGCCTTTGCGGAACATATCGTCCTGCGTACTCTCGCTCGTAGGATACGCCACCCCTAGTTCGTCAAAGACCGTTGCCACAGAGGCCGCAGCCCACGGTTCAACCTTCACGTTGGTCTGGCGGAATATCTCGTCCTTCAGCTTCTTGGTTTCAGCCTTGAAATACTTCTTGGCCTGTTCGGCTTTGTCGAGATCAACGCGGACACCAAGCTGACGCATGTCACACATCATAGGTATCAGGCTTGTTTCTAGGTTCCAGATACTCCAGAGTTCTTGGTTATCGAGTTCGATCTTCAACCGCTCCCACAGGCGCAGTGTCATACCCGCATCCTGCTCGGCGTAGCGGCCCACAAACTCTGGCGGCAGCTTGTACATCTCCGCCTTGGGATCCAAGCCCCATTCCGCCGCTGCAACGCGCAGCAGCTTCTCATTCTTGCGTTCGCCTAGATAGTCCCGCCCAAGGTTGTTTAGGCTATAGGAGAAGCGGTTCTCGTCCACTACGGCCCCAGTAATCATCGTATCGATGATCCGGCCCTGTACTTCCACGCCCTCGGCTCTGAGCCATCCCAGATCGTAGGTGGCGTTATGCATGATCTTGTCGATATGCGGTGTCGCCATCTGCTTCTTGAGCCACTTGAGCGCGATCCTCGCATCCATGTTGTGACCGTTGGCGTGGCGGATCGGGTAATACCCTTCCCAATCTCCCGCAGCCACGGCGATCCCGACGATGTATCCATCCTTACGCGCCCAACCTGGGCCAAGCGTGGTCAGGTTCGGGTCGCATGTTTCGAGGTCAATCGCGATCTGCTTGTGATGCGTGAGATCAGGGAAATCAGACGGGATGTTCCACGCCATCTCCTTGCCCTGATCCATTTGTGCGGCAATGACGCTATCTTTATCCAGTGACATCGCGTTTCCCCATGAATGCTTCTTGTGCTTTTTTGATTCTCTTCTCGCGTTCGTGGAACTCGGCACCTAGTGCGCTGTATCCACACTTGTCTATCCAAGAGTCGTCATGGTCTGTGTTATGCAGCAGCCGCGCAGTCTTGACCCAGTCCATCATCAACGCAACGTGCTGTGGCGTGAGGTATCCTGTGCTGACATGCGCTTCTTTGACGATCAGGTTCCAACCATCTGCAATGCGCGTAAAGTTATCGTACGCATCGCCGTAGTCCTTGGCCCTCTGACCGTTGATGTAATCCCCTGCTTTGAGTAAAACTTCGTCTCTGTTCATATCTCGTACCTGTATGTTTTATCTGTCTCAATTAGGTATAGGTTCTTCTTTGCGCGTGTAACCGCAACATAGAACACCCTATGCTCGTCCTCGGGATGCTTTCCATCTACGCAGCTTTGTGTTGATCCCAAGTATACTGCCACGTTATCGTCTTCCCCGCCCTTCATCGCATGGATGGTGGACAGTTTGATCCGTGGTTCTTCGTAGATGTTTTCTCCACGCCGCTCCAAAGAGCGAACGTAAACCTTCTCTTGCTCCGACATCTTTACGATGTCCATCGGATGCGTGTCGATGGGCGCAATCAAACCGAACTCGTTGGCTAGCGTAGAGTATGATAGTAGATCCTCTGGTCCCGCTGCATCCAAAAGTTTGGACGCGCCCCGCTTGACCACGGCCCCCTCTCCCATCTTGGGCACCGCCTCGTAGAACTTCTGTATCCGTCCTAGACCAAGGCTCTTGCCTTCTTGCAGTTCGACCCATGTCGCCATGGCTTCCGTCTTCTTGCGACTGATCGAGGGATTGCCCTTGCGGCTGTAGAAATACCCCGCCTCCTCTAGCTTCTCCGCGATGTCGCTGACGTAACCGTTGATCCGAGCCATGATGGTCCACGATCCTGTTTCCAGAGGCAGGTAGTCGATGTCCCCGACTGACGTAACCGAACCCTCTTCCTCACGCGGAAAGAACTCTTTCTCCAACCGCTCGGGTATGCGCTTGGATACGCGCAGAGCGAGGCTCCAGACGCTGCGTGGGAGCCGATACGATTGGTTGAGTACCTCGATGCTGTCCGAGCTTTCCTTGAACCGCTCGATGTCTACAGAGGTCCAACGGTGGATCGCCTGATCATCGTCACCCGCAATCAAAACCTGCTCGGCATTCTGTGCCATCTTCTCTACCATGGTCCACTGCAATGGCGTCAAATCCTGCGCTTCGTCCACAATCAAAAGATCGAGGTGCGGCGGCTCTACCATGTCGATGTACTTGGCAATCATGTCCGAGAAATCAGACTTGTTCATCTTGGACTTGTACTCCTCAAGCTGCGCCTTGACCTGCACTAGCTTCCAGTAGTCGAGCGTATAGTCCTCTTCGTAATTATACTCATAGTCCAGATCCTTCTCACGATAGATCGAACGCATAATCAACTGGAGGTACTTGGACCCCGAACCTTTGATCGAAGGGATTGCTATCCCATCATCCATCGATGTCGCGTCCGCGTTCTTGAAGATCAAGCCCAGTATCTCCCCGAGCCGCTTGTAATCCTCGTGGTCCATGACATCACCGCGTTGCAGACCCAAGCCATGGTAGCCCGTGGCATGGAGGGTGCGGAAGTGTGGGAAGTCATTGCGCGACAGATTGAACTTGGCACACGCCCGTTCGATGAACTCTCCAATCGCCTTAGTGGTAAACGACACCACGCCTATGCGTGAGGGATGCACCCCCTGTTCTAGCTTCTCCTGCACACGCTCGATCAGTGTGTAGGTTTTGCCGCAGCCTGGTGGTCCCAGGATCAATGTTGCATTAGGTATCACGACGTTCCTCCAACCATTGCTTGATTTCGTTACGGTCCCACCGACTGGCAGAGCGTCTTGCATCCCCATTGCCTAGCTTATACGGACGCGGGAACTCTCCATCGCTCACCCATTTGTAGATTGCGGACTCAGACACCCCGAGCCATTCCGCTATATCCTTTGCTTTCATCATCTTAGAATGGGATGTCATTATCGATCTCCTTTACGGGAAGGTTTACTTCCATGTTTTCAAACGCTGGCACCCACCAAACGCGCACCGTGGACCTCGATCCATCGGCTTTGTTTATACTTTTATGACCGTGGCACTTCTGCCCGTCATTCATGTCTTTCAAAATCTCTTGCACTTGCGCACGAGTGAACGCCTTGAAGCGTCGAGCCGATAGGAAATCCATCAAACCCGATATCATGAAGGAGGTATAGCCTTGGTTGTCAGTCCATGGTTTACCCGCCAAAAGTTCTTCTGGATGCATCGCGCGGATCTTACTCGTGCAGTATGTTTCGAGCAGTTCTTTGAACTCCCCTGCCAAAGTTAATTCCTCTGGTACATCCTGTGTCGTGGCTTCGTTCAGCAACTTGCGTAACTGGCTTTGCCACATACGCGCAGACAGGATCGGAGGAGCAACTTGTATCTGATCGATGCAAGCCCTCTGAAATAATTGCTGCGTCTGTAGCTGCTCAGTGTTTAGCTGCACCCGCTTCCCTGCCACAGTCAGAAAGTACAAGCGCGGATCGGACAGTTGGATCAACAGGCCGCTGACATCTACAGCCACATAGTCTTCGTCCCCAATACCGTAGCGGCGGGACATGCACTTCTCTTTGTCACAGAAACTTTTGAACGGCTCCTGCTCACAGGTGTAGTGGTAGTCCTTCTTACTCAAACTGTTCTGCAAGCTCACGACTTCTTTGGCTTCCAGTGGTGGATCAAACAACTGTTGGTTCATCGTCTCGAACTCTCTGACCCAATCGTCAGCATGTTTCAGACGGCAGTAAACCCCTGCCATGAATAGCTTCTTGTTGCGGTCCTCTGAACTGGGTCCGTCACTGGACAAAATCTCCATGCAAACCGCGCCATCAGTAAACCATTTACGCTTCTTCTTACTCTGAACTTTCTCCAGATCGGAAAGCGCAACCGTCTTGGCTTCGATGCTGTCCATGAACTCGTCAAGTTCCATGGCCTCCACGCCCTTGTTAAAACAATAACGCTGTGGAAACTCCGCGTTGAAATACGGCAGGTTGATAAAGTTCCCTACATCCCCACGATCTGCGAGGATCGTGTCTTGCTTGGGAAAGACTTCGCAGCCACTGTGCCCCATGGCGACAGCCATCTCGGTCAGATACTCTCGGACCACGGACGCAGGTTCATATTCTTTCAAGAACAGATAGAGGTGCGCACCTCCTGATTTCGAACGGCAATGTAATAACGGAAGTTCTAACTTCTGGATACGCGCTTGGAGTTTGTTGTGATCGAGATCGTATACGTCGATGTCCAACGCGCCCCATCTGCACTTGTTCTCCTCGTTAATCGGGATCGCCCCGATACCCTGCTTGCCGTCAATGTGTCCTTGCATAATTTCTTCTGTCAGCGGTTCGCGTACGATCTGACTAAACCCCTCGGCTTTACCCTTGCGGTTCGTCTTTCCAACCGTAGTCGTACCGTGTGCAACCTTCGAACCTTCGAAGGCCGCAAGCATTCTCTGTGCTAGTGACATGCTTGGCTCCTGTTGAGGTTAAAAGGGGAAAGTTTTTACCCGAAACTTTCCCCAAGGCTACTTAGAATGGGATATCTTCATCCATGCCAGAAGAATGTTCTGGATCTTTAGCAGCCTTAACCTCACCCGCCGCAACGCTCTCGCGGAACGCCTTGGCTTCGAGCAGTAGGTCGCGGTTCTCTACGAGACCGACCTTCTCCAACGTGTAGTTGGCCCACGAACCTTGGTCATTGCTTTCCTCGACTGTGGTCAACTTCCATTGTGTAGCGTATACAGGTGGCGTTAGCATTTGCCCAGTCTTGGGATGCTTGACCTTCTGCATAGCGATTTGTGTTTTCCAACGGCGGCTAACTTTTAGCTGCGTTGATTTCATATCGACGACGACAGGCTGAAAGCCCCCATCTTCGTCAACCACTAGGCAATAGTGTTGGTCAGACTTAACCAGTTCATTGCCTGTTGGCAGTATCTCTTTCGATCCATTACGCGTGGTGCGTGTTAGGATTGGATCGTTGGCAGGGATTTCACCACGGAAACCGCCGCCCTGTTCACGAGGCGTGAACTCCAGATACTTGGTAGTCTGGAAACATGGGATCAATACCACGCCTTCCTCGCCGTCCCAGTACTGGTTGGTCACAGTGTTGAACAAGTCCCCCGCCGAAGCACCTTCGATGTACTCAGCTTTCTTCTTGCTCAACTGTGGAGACAACGCTTGTAGCACCCGCACGAACGGGATCTGCATCTCCGAACTGTCGAACGCCGCGCCATCACCCGCGAACTCTAGGATGTCGTCCATGACATCTGTTGAAATCGCTGTTTCTTTTTTCTTTGCCACTGCTGTCGCCATTATGCTTTCCTCCGAATTTCAGCCGCGTTGTTGATGTAGGCCCCGAACATATCAAGGTCGATTGGTTTCCCATCTGTCACACGTTCTTTGACGAACGCCTTCAATGTAGATGGGTGAACGTGGGTCTTGGTCTTGGGATCGAAGCCACGCTCCTGAAGAATGCCAACAACATCCCCCGCAACATTGTCTTCGCCTTTACCAAACGAACAGGTAACATCATTCTTGATGATGTCGTCCAAATTGTTTTCACGCAGCCATGCAAACGCTTCATCCTTGCGATCCGCAGGAATAGATGCATGTACAATCATCTTACGCGAAACGGTCAAACCGTCTACGTCAAGACGATCAACGCCCATCTCATCCATCAATGCAGGAATGTTTTCTGTGGACAACTTGTGTTTCTGTTGCTTCAGATACTTCAAGTTGGCTTCCGCATCCTCGATCTGTTGCTCGACGTTACGGAGATCTCGGACCAAGGTACTCAAAGTTTTCCCTGCTCCTGTATCGACGCTAGCAAGTGCCTCGCTCTCGTCGAAGATGTCTTCAAAAATGTCACTCATAAGTTCCATCCTCTTCAGGTTAAGTTCGGTTGACAAACCATTTTGCCATCCGTAAGGTGGACTCTACTGGAGGTATGTGATGACTGTCAAGTATAATTTTAAATTAAAACCGTTCGAGCATCAGCTTGCTGCGCTACGCAACGGTATGCACCAAAAAGAATTTGGTTACTTCATGGAGATGGGGACAGGCAAATCAAAAGTTTTGATCGACAACATGGGGATGTTGTATCTCGACGGACAGATTGACTTTGCCTTGGTCCTCGCTCCAAAGGGCGTGTATCGCAACTGGGTTGCCAAAGAAATCCCAGAGCATATGTCTGACGATGTCCCGCATCGAGTGATTCGGTGGGTCTCCTCGCCAAATAAATCTCAACAAGAAGAGATGCGATCCGTCAAGGATAAGTTCGAGGGACTGACAATCTTTGTCATGAACATCGAAGCGTTCTCGACACTCAAAGGACAGAAGGCAGGGGACTGGATGGCTCGTGCGCTTGGGGCCAAGGGCCTGATAGCAATCGATGAAAGCACCACCATTAAGAACCATAAGGCCAAGCGCACAAAAGCACTAATGAAAATAGCAACTGGTTTCAAGTACAGAAGGCTCTTGACAGGTTCTCCAATTACAAAAAGTCCGCTCGACATCTACGCGCAGACGGAGTTCCTACGCAAAGGGTTGCTCGGATACGACAGCTTCTATGCTTTCCAAGGGCGATACGCCGTTCTCCAACGTCGGACCATGGGCGCACATTCCTTCCAACAGGTCCTCGGCTATCGGAACTTGGACGAACTGACACGCAACATCGATCAGTTCTCCTATCGGGTTCTCAAGAAAGATTGCCTCGATCTACCAGAAAAGATTTACACCGCTCGATACGTCACGCTGACCGACGAGCAGCGCAGTATGTACAAGAGGCTACAGGAACAGGCGATGCTTCTGTTCGAGGATGGCGAGATGGTCTCGGCTCCTGCCGTAATCACGCAGATGCTTCGGATCCAACAGGTTATGTCTGGGCATCTGAAGACCGACGATGGTGAAATGAAGTACTTCAAGTCTAACCGTATGGATGCATTGAAAGAGATCATGGATGAACATGATGGCAAGGCGATCATCTGGTCCCGCTTTCGATACGACATCATTCAAATCACCAACATGCTGAACAAAGAGTTCGGGGAAGGTTGCGCAGCCGCCTACTACGGCGACACCTCTGACGAGGATCGCAACAAAATAGTAAGGAATTTTCAGGAAAGTAATGCACTTCGCTTTTTTGTAGGTAATCCCGCCACCGCAGGGTACGGTCTGACTTTAACCGAGGCCAATCTCGTGGTATACTACGCGAATGACTTCAATCTCGAAACGCGCATCCAATCAGAAGATCGGGCGCACCGTATCGGACAGAAGAATAACGTGACGTACATCGATCTAATATCCGAGGGTACGATTGACGAGAAGATCGTCGAGGCTCTCCGCAACAAGATCGACATAGGCGCAAAGGTTCTTGGAGAGCAAGCAAGAGAATGGCTGACTTTGACCCCGAAAAAATAACCGAGCTAATGGTGGAGAAAGCGACTGGGTACGCCTCCGCCAAAACCCAAGCTAAAGAATTGATGGAAATGACTGGCCTCAATCCTGATGTAGCCGAGGCTTTCTTCAGGGGCCTGACACCTAGAGGTGCTAGTAAGGCTTCCGATGTTCGAGGCTACGCCAAACCCAGAGGCTACCAACCCCGAAAAAAGAAGCCCCGCAAGTAGCGGGGCTAGTTCAATGAGGCGGACAGGAGATGGAGCATCAATCCTGTCATGCAGTGTATCTATACTGTAGCAGACGCCGCAGCTTTTGCATACTCTTTTCTAATAATGACCGACAGTTGTCGCGTCATGGTCCGCTGATCCTCATCCGCCATCTCTCGAAGCATGTCGTGATCCTCGGGAAGCAGAGCCACATTGCAAAACTTGCGCGTCTCTGGCTTCTTTGTTGTTTTCTTAGCCATTGATTACTCCTTTGCTGTTGGTTGCTTATAACCTATCTGAGATTTACATTCAACGTGTAAGCCTGACAGGGTTCGAACATGTCTGGGTTGTCCGCCAACACCTGCTCAACGTGCTTCTGATCGATCTCCAACGCCTCGGCAATGTCCAACGCATCAAATATCCCCTCGGGTTCTACGTCTCGGATGTAATCAACAATCGCATTCGGCAGTCGGTCCTCGGTCACATGCTTCAGGTCCAACTTTACATCTGTCGGCTCGACCCGCATCGCTCTCCACGGTATAACTTCCCGCTTGTCTGGGTAGTTCGGCAGCAAGTACGCGTCATATACGTCCCCCTCCTGCACATTCATCGCGTCGATCAGCCGCTTGTTCATGAAAACTTGCTCTCCTTGTGGAGTGATTGCAAACCCGCTACCAGCAGGGGTCATGTACTCAACAAGTA